AGCGTTGCATGATCTCCTTTGCAGGGGCCACAACAGTGCCGTGAACTGGATGATGCCAAACCTGTGGGTCGAACTTGGCTTGGCTGATAGCATCACCGCGATTAGGCGTTTTTTGCCAGCCGGTGCGGGACGCGTCGGACCTTACGGAAGGCACAGATGCTTTAGACAAAGCCTGCCTATGACTGTTGCTGAGCTTGCGCCCTTTCAACGATGCTGAGATCGCATCGCGATGATCGTCTGTGATCGCCTGCTTTGCACGAGCCATCTTGATCCTTTCGCGAGCTTCAGGCGTGTGTTTTGACCCAAGCCTTGCGGCGCCTATCTTCATTCGCGTTTCTGCAGAAGGATTGCTACAGCCTTGCCCACCAGATGTCCTGTTTTCAAGCTCGCTGCAATCTCTAAGCAGCTCGATCAAGTCGCGCTCCCACTGAAAAGCGCATTCTTCAGTCAATCCCTGAATTAACAAGACAATCTGTTCCTTGCTTTCCGGTCGCAACTCTTGCCCAGCGCGTCGATGGGATGCCCAGGCCCTACGCCCAAGCCCCTTGCCGATGTAGTAAGGAGTGCCGTCAGTCCGCAGGTAGGCGTAGACGTAAAAGCGGCGATCAGCGGTCATGGCTTGTGGGTGACTCTTCCACGTCCCTATGGTGCCATAAGGGTTGACCCCTGTCAAGCTCCCTGCGCAAGCGCATGAAAAAAGGCCCCCGAAGGAGCCCAAATCGCTTGGCAGAATTCGCTCAGGGCGTTGTCGCCCCGAAGGGGGAATTAACAAACAAACGAACGATGTCGAAGTTTCTGACGTCGCTGTATATGTTTGCCCAGGAACCAGCAGTCGCAAGGACACTGTTCGCAGGATTATCAGCGCCGGTGTAGTTAGAGCCGAACGCATGATAGCCGTAGTGGTAGTCTACGGAGATCACCGATTGCTTGCTTAAAATGTTGCGATCTGCCTCGATGCGCAGCTCCTGCTGCACACCTTCAGCAATCGCGCCCTGAGCCAGCATGTAGACGGGATACTTCAGGGCATTGCCTGCAGTACCGCCAGCGCCGTTCACGCCTTTGATGTTGTCATCAACGATGACGCGCATCCCGGCGAAGTAAGCAATCTGAGCGTCGGTAATGCCAACGCCGCCGCCACCCCACTGGATACCTTGGCCGCCGCTCAGGGAGCTGGAGCTGAAAGTGAGCATCCCCACTTGCTGCAAATAATAGAAGCAGCTGGAGTGCATGACGATGATCGACAGGCGATCACCACGCTCACCAAGCTTGGCCTTGGCTGCAATAGCCGAAGCCGCTGATAGGAAGTTGGCAGCGGTCAGCGAGCCGGGCACCACATCAGCGGACACATCGGTCTGCAGAGCGGTATAGGCCGTGGCAAACAAGCCATCAAGCTGAGACAGCAGAGTTGCCATCTTCAGTTTGTTGATGGCATCAGCCAGATAGCCACGGATGGCAGCCATCGGGTCGGCACCAGAGCCCAGCTTGCTGAGGTCATCTACGGCGTAAGCAAAACCACGATGCAGAATCGGTGCGGTCTGCTTGCCAGCAGTGATCTTGGCCGGCGTCAGGTAACCTTTGCCGCTGGTGCCCCAGGTGGCATTGGACTCGATGCGCTCTTCGGTCGGAGCGATCGGCTTCCAGGTGGGCACTTCAACCTTCACGCCACCAGCGCGGGCGTCAAGGCTGGCGTCACGCACGACAGCGCCGGAGCGCAGCATTGCGGACTGCTCATAGATTGCTTCGCTTACATAGGCCAGAAACTCCGGCCGAGTAACGATGTCCGAGAGGAACGTGCCCCCGGAGTAGTTCTGAAAAGGTGCGGCCATTTGCCTTCGTCGTTGGGTTTACCGTGGATCACCCTCGTTGCGCTTCGGCCTTCAAGGCTTTGGCGAGTTCAGGATTCTGCGCTTCAAGCAACAGCGCCTCAGTGAGGTTGCCGCTGCGGTAGGGATTGCTCATCCCTGGCGCCACAGTTGAAGTCGGCGATGCACCCATTCCACGACCACCAGCAGATGGTCCGAAGTGATGCTGCCAATCAGGCGATTGCTTCAGGTTGGCAACGTAGTCATTCAGCGGTTGCTCAACGCCCCCGGAAAGCACCACTGGATTGCCTTCGTCATCAACACGAAGCTGCGGCGATAACAGCTGAAACAGCTGCGTGGGATTTACCGCACTGGCCTGGCTGAGCTGCTGTGTAGCAGCGGCCTTCAACCGTTCCTGAGCCACGTTCTCGGTCACGGACGCGAGTTGTGCCTTCAGGTCAACAATCTGGGCATCACGCTCAGAGACGGTTCTCTTTGCTTGCTCCCAGAGATCCTTGAACGCGCCTTGATCCTCTAGGGACTTTTGCGCGACGGACTGCTGGATGGCTTTCATCTGCTCCAGCTCATCTTTGAGCTGTTGCATCTGTTGGCGAGCGTCGTCCGCTTCCTTCTTGGCCTGCTTGGCGTGCTGGTTAGCTAGACCGAGCTTGTGCTTCAGCAGTTCAGCGTCGGAGTTACCGGGCTGCTCTTCAGGGCGGACGGGCTTATTCAGCAGAGCAGGATCGACGGCCACGGGCACGTCGGTGCTGGGCACGGCCACAGCGGATAGCTCTTCTGTCATTCAGCAGGTAGAGGGTTACGACTAAATCCTATCTGTACGTAGCGGTAGTGTTGTTATCTACCGGATTGGGTGCGTCTCGTGCCGTTCCAAGCGGTTGCGCAACACCTGGATCTCACGCTCAAGTGCTTCGGTTCTGTACTTCGCTTCAACGCTCTCAGGCGCGGGGATGATCTTGCCGTCGGGGGTGAGCAACAGCCTGGCGTCTTCCTCCAGCCGATCGATGCGGCCATCAAGCTGCACGCCCACACCGATCATGTAAGCCAATAGGCCGCCCACCGCTGTGGCGACAGCAGCGGCGATAGCGGCGTGCTCCTGAGCGATTAGAGGATCACGGCGCCGCATCCCTACGGCTGGTCTTCGGGTGGGTTGCTTCTGAGACTGACGAGCGTGGCAAGCAGACTGAACATGGTCTGCATTGCGCGGTTGTCGGCGTCTTTGCACGTCTCAGACTCCGCGTAGTTCATGTTCCAAAAGCCTGCAGCGGTGCAGGAGGCTGACCAGCCAACAGAAAGAGCCGCGATGGTTGTCACCGCGGCCACGATCGAATTAGTCAGCCAACGAGGCGTCATGCCTTGCCCTCTCGTTGCTCCAGGATCTGCAGGTGCTCCTTGAGAAGCTCAAGGTAGGTCTGGCAACCGCAGCCCAGTTCCCCGATCAAACGACGGCACTCAGCTGCGGTCTTGGGCAACTGTTCAGGCATCAGGCCACCGTTTGCCAGCGGGCCACCAGATACCCTTCGGCGTGCCCTGTTTCCAAACCGCCAGCGGCGAAGGTTTGCACCCCGAACCCTTTCATCGCGTGGGCGGCGTTCAATTTCGTGCCACCGCTGAACCGCATTGGTGTGTCGTTGCTGCTGCGGTAGCCGCCCTCCCAGTAGAGCTGCCAGAAACCAGTAGTGGTGCGGTAGCCCTTAAACACAAAGGTGAGCGAAGTGGCCGACTTGCAGTGGTAGCTGTCTTGCATTTTGAAGGTCCATCGTGAGCCGTGGTTGTTTTGAAATGTGGGATTTACATCGCGGGTACCACCGGCTTCATAGGTAGTCAGGTGATACGTGTTTTCAAATGGTCGGTCAACGTGAAAATCGATTACTGCGTTATCGTCTTGCACTAGGTAAGGGGCCACATCGAAGTTTCCCGTAGTGACGGTGATTGTTCCTTCGATGCAGAAATACTTTTCAGCCACAGCCCCGCCGTTGGCTGTGGTGTCGATCCAGGCGCCACTGCCGCCGTCATCTCCGAACGCCAGAGTGCGTTCCTGAAACTTGCTCGCTGCACCCCACGACATGTTGCCGTTGGCGTCCGCGATCACAGGCTTCCCTGCATTTGCCGCCACGCCCAGCATTGGCGTCATCGGGTTCCAGGCGGTGCCTTTGTTCAGGAACAGCTGGGTCTGGCCGCTGTAGTAGCGGAACGCCAAGCCGCCAATGTCGACCGCCGTGGCTGTATCACTCGGGTCGACATTGAAGTAGCCCGGGATGATCACTTTCGCGCCAGCGGAGTTAATCGTGACGCCGGTAGTGCTAATCCAGGCCGTGCCGTTCCAAATGTTGAGGGTTCGGCGGTTGTTGTTGTTGTCGTACCAAAGATCACCAGCGGCAGGCGTAGCTGGTGCCGTGGTGCCAAAGGTCATCGTGGGGCTGCCCATCCGATGCCAGGTGCCCCCGGCTCTGGTGAACACCACCTGGGTGTCATCACTCCAGGCCAGCGTGCCGTTCGGTGGTGTTGCCGCCAGCAGCGCCGCTTCCGTCACGTAGTGCTGGATCGGTTCTTCAATCCAGTTGCCTTGGATCCGCACGAAGGTGCGGCCGGTGTCGCTGGCAATGGCCTCCTGGCCGTTCAGCGCCCAGTTGGAAGCGCGGATGTTGGCTTCGGTGTCTTCCCAGATCGTGACGGGCCGCCAGCCGCTAGGCGTACGCATGTAGGCCACGTCCACATCAACCGCCAGTGCGGTATCACCGACGTTGGCCCCCAAGGCATAGGCCGTCTTGCCTGGCGTGACGGCGTCGGTCATGTTCTGCAGCGCCGTCACCACTACCGGAGCACCAGTCGCCGGCCCGCGCACCACGATCGTGGTCTGACCAGGGGTGTAGTCCACCTTGAAGGTGGTGGGTAGGCCGGTGAGCAACGCCACCACCAACGAAGCAGCGACACCAGCCGGGGGTAGGCCCGCTGCCGCAGTGACTGTGATCGGTGTACCTGCATCAAAGGTGGCGCCCACCACCTCAGTGCCAACCGCCGTGGCTGGTGTTGTCACCGTGAAGGTATGCACCTCCCGCTGCGCCGCCCATGCCTGCACAGCTGCGGTGTTGGGCAGTCCCCGTGGGCCAGTAATACGCCAACCGCCGGTGGCGCGTTCCCACAGCGAACCCTCATCCAAGGCTTCGCCCAAGGTGCCCACCGTGGGGTTGTCATTTAGCAGGTCAGTGACGGTGGGGTAGAGCGCCACGCCAACCCGCGACCAACCTGCTGGGCGCTTCACATACAGGTTGCCGGTGCTGGCAGAGATGGCGTAGCTCCCCACTGCCG